AATGGTTCAAAACACTCTGGACAAACTTTAAAACCTGTCCACTCCATACGGAGGTCTAAGTATCTAGCTCTAAACCCACAACGATCACAAACGCCGTAAGAGTGTTTACCTAGAGCGAAAGCCATTAGACATACGTCCGTTTCGGCACCAACTGAAACGCATCACTTGTGTCGTATCGTATAGCGTTAACTAAATTTTGCTCGTACAACGGCTGTAGCAACATGGCTTTATCTGGGTTCTTTTTCAAGGCTAAATTAAATGCCAGTCCTGTAACTAAACAAGGCAAAAACCTACTAGGTAAATCAACGTCATCTACAGATCCAGAAATATCCTGGATTCTTTTCCACCTGTAAGAAACGAACTTATCCGTAGAGTTTTCAGGAGCTGGCCAAACAAACAACTTAGGAGTTATCGTTCTTTCTAAATAGTATTGAGTAACTCTAGCTTGAGTATTTTTGTTAGGAATATCTAAATACTCCCCCCTCTCAATTCGGTCTATTTGGAAATCTGTCTGTATCCCATTTACTGTTCGTCTAATAACAGCATCTAAAATATCAATATCAAACTCATTTAAAGAATAAGAAGTCGTCCCTTGAACTAAATCAAGGGAGACTTGTTCTACTTCCCAAAGTTGGACTCCACGGTTTGACCAATCAGCGAACATGATATTCATAGATCGCCGAGCAGTTACTCCGTCATATCCTGTCCGATACTCTAACCCAGCAAGTTCGTAGGCTTCTTCAATTGCATCTGCTGCATTTAAAGTAAACGTTCGTGTGCCTGATGTAGCCATTAGCCATACTTCTTGATGAGTTCTAAAACGATAACATAGCTGTCGTTAGAGGATGCTCCAATAGTAGTCAGATTAATATCCCCAGTTTTACCCGAGCCTGACGTATTTTGTAATCCTCCAAACTCACTAAAGTCCATATGACCGTTACTGTCCTGTGCCAGACCTAGCGCGATGGTATCAGTAGTCGCATCGAATAGAAGCTGTACTTGAGTAAAACCAATAATAGAGTGACTTACTTTTTCTATAAGCACACCACTACAAGCGGTTCCATCTTCCCTAGCGGCTAGAGCACTAACGTCTATTTTAGTTACTGCACTTTCTCCAGTGCCATCACTAAGATTAGTCAGTTGTATAACAGCTTTATGAGTACCATCAGAAATTGTTGTTGATGTGACTGCATCAGCCATAACGCTCTCCTGTTATTGGTCAGCAAACGCAGGAGCAGTTGCACCTGTAACAGTACCAAAAATCTGATAATTAGTTGTATTCAAACCAACGATAGTGACATCAAAACCAGCAGGAACATTAATTTGAATACTGCTGTTAGAGTTACCATCAGAGAAAACTGCACTTACTTCGTTATCAGTATCGAGGAAAGTAACACCGCCGATATAGAAGTTTGAGTTTCCTGGGGTAACAATAATTGCATCAGTGCCATCAGCGGCACCTCCTGCATAGACAAATCTAAACACTGAACCAGCAATAGGTGAAGGCAACGTGTAAGTGTTGTCTTGAGTACCGTCTGGAACTAAAAGGATTCTACCGCTGTGAGTAGCGTTAGTAAGAGTTACGTCACCATCTGAAAGACTTACAGGGCCATCACCTAGAGTTACAACTTCCGTGATTGTACCTGTTGTTGCATTTTTGCTGATCGTCTTCAGCGTACTTTCTGAACGGATAGGACCGTTAAAAGTTGAATTAGCCATTGTTATCTCCTGTCTCGGCTATGTCAGATACGGGATGTATCTGTCAGGGATAGCTGCTTTATACAGGAGAAAAAGAAAAGGGGCAACAAGTGCCCCTTTCTTTGTGATATTACGCAGCTCCAGGAGAACCGAAAATACCACGCCAGTCACTAAAGCCAAAACTATAGCGTTCTCTGGCTTTATAACGAACATTACCAGTTTCGAAGTCCCCTTCCATGCTGGTTGTAACAGGTGAACGCACAAAGTGCTTCAGTCCGTTAGGTACGTCCGTAGTCAGGAAAAACGCATCAGTATCTGTTAGATAGTGATTGACGGTATATCCTTCAGGAACCATACCCATGTTACGCAGTGCGTTAATATCGTTATCAGACGTACCAACTCGTCCTGGGGTTTCCAGTAGACGATCTGCAACGAATTGCAAAGCGGTAGGAATGATTAGCTTACGAGCTTGAGCATTGATCTTAAGACCACGCTCATCTTCGAAAGCTGCGATATCGATCAGAGACTGCTCTAGGGAAGTTTCGTTAAGATCAGACGCAGTCGTAAGTTCGTTGCGTTGAGTCTCATTCCCTACAGTCGGGTGATCGGTTGCACATAGTTCTTTGCCGTCGCCACCAACAAAAGAGGAGCTGAACGCATTGTTCAATATGTTAGCGCCTTTAATGTTTTTAGTGGTCATCATAGAACGAGCAAGTGCTCGCGTATAACGAGATGACAAGGTGTCGTACAAATTATCTTCAATCGCTTCTTCAGTCAATGAAAAAGCCAATGCGATAGTTTCATGCGAATACCGTGCAGTAAAAGATTCTTGCGCGGTGTCATAAGTAACACCAGAACCTTCAAACTTCACAGGAGCCTCGCCGAAACCAGTCAACATAACCTCTTCTTCAAAAGCTCGTTCTGAAGTTTCGGTTTCGAAGATTTCTTCGTACTCTGCGTCGTAGCGATCATACTCTAGTCCGAAGAGAGCATGAAGGCCAGGAACCAGCTCTTTTACGAGTTGAGCTCTATTAATAGCCATTAGTTACTCTCCTTCGACTATACAGCGAATACGTTAGTTGGGAACGTAAAGTATCCACGAGCGTTAGCACCAATGCTATTACTCGGAGAATCTACGAACCTGTTCAACAACGCGATTCCGCTACTGGTTGTCGCTGTTACACCTTCTTTGGATCGACCATTGTTAGTGCTACCAGCGGTGGTTGTAATCGTATACTTATCACCTATAAAACTTACAGCAGGAGTACCAGCAGTAAATTGTGCTTCGTATACGATGCCTGGATCGGTATATACATACGCTTCAATGTCTGCAGAACCAAGCGTAGCTGTGGATGCAGGGAAGAAGTTAGAGTATGTAGGAGTGCCGTCTGTTGCGGTGTAGAAACAGCCAGCAAAAACACCTGCTGGTGTGCCTGTCGCAGTGCCTTGGATAACGTACCCAGAAGATAGGTTTACAACGTCTCCGTTGAAGATAGCAGCAGAAGTGCCACTAGCAATACGCAACTTCTGAGGACGAATCGTTCCACCGTATAGGTGGTAGGCTGGTGTGAACCCATTAGGGGCGTCAGTATTAGCCATGATTTAATCCTCTAAGGAAAATGATGTTTTTAATCCGTAGTCGGTTGTCGACTACCGAATTCCACTTTTGTGCTTCTCCTCATATCGCTCTGTCGGAGCGGCATTCTTGGATCAGCTTCTCGCATCAAATCATTATCGACACCTTGAAGTTGTTCAGCAGTCTTTCCTTGAAAGTAATGATTGCGTTCTTCAACAGTCTCTTCTGGAATTTTAGCGAGAATTAAGCCACCAACACCTATTACGCCAGCGTGTTTACCGTCCTCAATTGTAGGAGCATCAAAATCTGGATAGTCTTCTGCTCTTACAGGCTCGAATCCTTCACGAATACGCTTAGACATATTCGCTCTATCATCATGCCCACGGACTTCTGCACGTACCCACCTGTGTTTGTATCCAGGAGGAGCTTCAGGAGCGTCTAACATAGATGGCGGTTGCCATGGTTTACGGCGAGATTTCTTTTCTCGAGTTTCAGCAGATCTGGAGGTACGATCTGACATTTTCATCTCCTATACAAATTTTGCGTACTCTTCAAGAGGCACACCGATTCTTTTAGCTATTGCTACTTGTGACGGTGTGAGTTTCACATTGCGTGCTCCTTTTTTAACAGCACCTGCACCTCGGCTGGCACCTGCTACGGAGGACTGCACGTTCTTTTTCCCTTCGGAAAACTTATTTGGAAAAAGTTCCCTAATCTCACTATCTACTCTTTCATAGTAGTAATCAGAACTAGGCGGAACTCCCTCCTTTAACAACTTTTGATGAATGCCCATAGCAGCGTATGTCATGCCTTCATCTTCACCAAACCAACTGTTTTCTGAAGCCCATTTTTCTGCACGGGGATCAGGAGCAGCTGGTTGTACATTAGTTGCCTGTTGTTGGACAGGCTGCGACTGTTCTGTTCTAGACTGAACAGATTTTTGTTTTGCAACTAATCTTTCGGCATTTTGCGCTTCTAAAGAAGTTTTAGCAACCGCTTCAGTAGCCAAAGCAATCGCCTCTGCGTCCCCAAGTTCTTGAGCTTCTTTCAATGCTCGTCTAGCGCGTTCTTTATCAGCAGCAATACGAGCAGTATATTCAGCTACTAATGTCTCGTCTGAAGATTTTAATTTATTCTGCAAACTTGCAGTTTGTTCAGACATTTTCTTAGCAAACTGAACAGCCTCATCGCGTTGGCGTTCTGCCTCTCGCATACGGTAAGTCAGTTTATCTATACGCTTTTTGACACCCTCACTGTAATCTTCTAATTCATCTGTTTGAGAAGTTTCAGGTTCGGCTTCACTTGTATCAAAATCTTGTTGCGGTTCTTGAATTACATCCGCTTCACGTGGATCTACTTCCTCATCAGGAAGTTCTAATTCAATTTCTTGGGACTCAGCCATTTCAATCACCTTATTGCAGAATATCTTCTGGGTTATTTACAGTAGCTAAAATTTCATCATCGTTTAGGAGACGCATATCTCCCCCTTCGATATTAAATCTAGCTCCTGCATAGCGACCAAAAATTACCCAATCACCCTCGTTACACCATGGGCCTTGAGGAAATTTATCAGGGTCGGAATATGCGTCTGGGCCTTGTTTTACGACAAGCCCCAT